CAATAAAAATATAACTACAAATTTAACATAAATTTTTGATTTTTTTAAAAACTTTTTTGAAAATTGATTTTTAAAATTCTTTTTTATTTTTTTGAATTTTTTGTCAAAATTTGTAGTTATATTTTTTGTATTTATTTAATTTAATTATAACAATAGTTATATAAATCATTATTAATACTATCAATATCAATATTATCATTATTATTATTTTTATTACTATATTGAGTTGCTATATTGTATGCAATTTCTTCATATGGGTGTTCTTGTTCATTATTATTATATTCAATATCAAATATACTACTTGGATAGTAAGTTTTATATCTATACATCATTTTGACACCATATGGGTTTCTATAGGTATATTCGTCTAAATCTGGATTTGCTCTTATTAGAGGTTCTTCTTTCCTAAGATTAGCTACACGATATCCTTCTCTAAACAAAGCTATGTTAAATAATGTTTTATATAATCTTTGATATAAATGTACTTTTTCGTGAATTAATGTTTCTATTAATTTATTTAATTCTACATTCATTATACTTGATGATAAAAATATTATATTACTTCTTGTATGACTTAAACCATACTCGTAATTTTTACTATAGGTTAAAGCAAATCTCCATTTAATATTTGTTATTAAATAATTAGATATATACTTTGATGGAACTATTGATAAAAACTTATCAGCTTCTTTAGAAGCATATATTAATTTCTGCTTATCTTCTATTGTAAAATCAATAGCAGAATTATAAGAGTGTATTAAATATGTTCTTTTATTATTTATTCTTCTAGCTATTAAATCTGACTTAGATAAAGAAGCAATATACTTATCTTTATCTTCAGCAATAAAGTTTGCTGTTTCCTGTTTTGATAAAAACTTTATTTTATTACAATTAAGTATATTTGATAAAAATTTATTAATATAGTTATAACATCTTTCAAACATTCTCATATATTTTACTCTTAATATACATAAAAATTATATATTTATTATTATAGAGTGATTACTTATAAAAATAAATATGAATGAAAAAGATATTACTGAATATTTCTTGGGTCTTCTTGGACAGATTAAGTTACATCATTGGTCTACGATGAGTTATGCTATTCACAAGGCTCTTGATGAATTACACGGAGAACTATCTGGGTTAGTTGATAAGTTTGTTGAAGTATATATTGGAAGATTTAATAAACAACCTTTATCTAACTTTACTATTAAAATGGAAGCAAAATCTGATACTACAAAAATAATGGGTATGTTGGAAAAAGAACGTGAGAATATACGTAAAATGCACAAACAATTAAAATCTTCTACAGAATTACAGAATATATTAGACGAAATGATGTCTTCAATTAATAACACTATTTACTTGTGTAATCTTAAGTAATCTTTTAAATGTTGTAATTTATTTAAGAAAATAAATATTACATAGTATGTGCTATTTATAAAGCACAAATGCCTTTGTAACTCAGTTGGATAGAGTGTTTGCCTTCTAAGCAAAAAGTCACGAGTTCGATCCTCGTCAAAGGTGCTATTTATTTTTATTTTTATATTTAAAAAAATGAAAAATATTTTTAAAAGTTTTATAAATTATAAATATGTCTTACTTACTTCGTTTCGACGGTGCTTGTCGAGGTAATCCTGGTGAGGGTGGAAGTGCTGCTGTAATTTATAAAGATAATGAAATAATTGATAAATGTTACTATTATCATCCAAAAACTGTTACAAATAACATTGTAGAATACTATGGATTACTTGGAGGATTGAATATGTGTATTGAAAAAGGATACGATAATATATTTGTAGAAGGTGATTCTAAATTAGTTATAGAACAAGTATTTGGTAAATGGAATTGCAGTCATAAAAATCTGATACCACTTAATAACCAAATTAAAAAAATCAAAAAACTATTTGTATCTATCTATGGTAAATGGATACCAAGAGAAGAAAATGGAGATGCGGATGAATACAGTAATATAGCAATTAATAAAAAAAATAGTATTGGGGAAAAATGGTTTTATATTGATAATAATAATAAAAAATTAAAACAAAAAAATATTACAGAGTTCTTTAATGTAAATATTAATGAGAACAAAAGTAACGATTTTATTCCAAAACAAAAAAATACTTTAATGAACTACTTTACAGTTATTAAAAATACTAAAAAAAGTAACAGTATATAATATAATTACTTGTTCCAAGGTATATCGTTATTATAATTTTTCTTCATTTTTGAATTACCCATTATGAAAAAATCTTTTGAAACTGAATCTGGTCTTCCTTCAAGACGATAATTTAACGTATATTTCATAGAACAATCATAATTTTTATAATTTCCAGATAAATAATTATAAAATAATCTATCTGCCTCTGGATGTTCTCTTGCTCTTCTTTGCCAACACTCTGAAAACTTTCTTGCTATTTCAACAGGTATTAAATAACTTGATGTATCCACTAAATAATCTGATATAATATCTATCTTCCCATTATTGTATAATTTATTTCTTTCTAAAGCCACCCAAGTTTTACTCAATTTACCAAGTGATTCACATAAATCTTTGCATATTATATTACCATTTTTATCTACTATTTTTCTTAAACAATACGTCCAATCAAGTTTATTATCTATTATTGTTTTCATCATACTGCTAATGTGATTATAATCTATGAAGTTGTCTTCGTCTAAGAAACTTATATAACAAGGTTGGTGCAATAAATGTGGTATGGCGGCATAAATCTTATGACAAATATATTTATCTCGACCACTATTCCAAGGTAAAACAATAGTTGATATATTATGTTTTGTTTTTTCTATCTTTTCTATTTTTTCTATTACATTATCTCTGTGTTCTAATCCATCACATACAATAAGATGTTCTATATTATCATAATCTTGTAATTGAACGCTTTCTATACATTTTAGTAATTCAATAGTTCCGACAGAAGCAGTTATAATATATACTTTTGGAATACTAGTCATTATTTATTTAATTGATTTGTTTATTTAAAAATAAAAATAATATAATCTTTAACATAGAATAAAAATGAATAGTATTTTAAATCGCTTTCCGATTAAACAAAAGTTATTTGTAAATAATAAAATACGACAACCTATTATTTACAGAAAAATTGATAGATATATTGGTAAAGTAGAAGCTTATAGGAGCCCTAACTTTACTAAAATTACACTTGAAATGATAGATGATGCTATTGATGACGCAATTTATCATAAAGGAACAGGTGAAGAAGCAACATACTGGGACGTAGTTCATGAATTAGTTGTATATTATCAAAAACAAAGACAGTTAATTAAAGAAAATATGATGGATGGTGATGAGCTAAGAATTTTCTGTGAAGATGATGAATCACAACCAGAATGTCGTATATATGATTTGTAAAAATATTAAAAAATTGAAATAAAAAATTGAAATTAATTTATTTTTAAATTAATATAAATCACTTAAACATATATATTATAATAACTATAAGTTCTAAACTTTCAATACTAAAAGCAATTTAAAATGCCGTTGCTTTTTCCTAAAAATATTGATGTATCTAAGTTACGGTATGGAGAAGTAAAGAAGAATGCTGTTGGTGGAAAAAGCGTTTATGTTAATTATGCTGGAGAACCTTTAGATTTCCAAATCCCTGTTATGCATATTCCTTACGGAATTAGTGATGCTTCTCTTCTTGGTGGAAATAAAGATAGTAAAGACAGGCGCCCATCTTACAGTTTAAATGTATCCTTTAAGGGAATGGATGATAGCAAACCACTTAAGAATCTATATGAAAAATTACAAGAAATTGAGAATAAAGTAAAGAAAGATGTTTTTGAAAACCGTGTAACTTGGTTAAATGACCGTTACGATGATATGGAGATGATTGTTAATCGTCTATTCTCTTCTAATATTCAACTTGATAAGGATAAGGAGACTAAGAAAGTTCTTAATCGTTATCCTCCTACTTTCCGTGTAAAGATTCCTGCTAAGAGTATTAACGACTCTTCTACAGGTGAAATTATGACTGAGTTCCTTTTCAATTCTTATGATATGGAAAATACTCAAATTAATTTTGATAAAATTATTAATAATCTTAAAGGTGGTAAGGCAAAACTTATTATTAGATTTGTAGGACTTTGGTTTGCAGGTGGTAAGTATGGATGTACTTGGAAGATTGTTAGCGGTCAATTCAAAGAAAACACACGCACAGTTAGTTATCAATTTATGCGTGATAGCGATGAAGAAGAAGAAGTTAAAAAGGATGATGATGATGATGAAGATGAAGAGTTTGAAGATGATATCATTCACGCTGTATCTGATGTTAATGTAAAGTCTAAGACTTACGTAGAAACCTCTGAAGAGGAAGAAGAGGAAGAAGAGGAAGAAGAGGAAGAAGTAGAAGAAGAGGAAGAAGAGGAAGAAGAGGAAGAAGAACCTTTGCCCCCTCCTCCTCCTCCTAAGAAGACCGTTAAGAAGACTGCTACAAAGAGTCGTAAATTAAATGTATAAAATATTACTTAAAATATAAAAATAAATATAATATGGCTTAGTTCATCAATAAAATCACAAAAATTAAAAGAATATTTAAATAAAAAATATATTAAATAATGAATTAATAAAAAAGATTAAATACATTAATTAAATACATACCACGTTTTTGGCAAAGATTTTACATTTTTTTTATTTTTTTAATATCGTAAAAATCGGCGTTTGAAATGTAAAAAGGTGTGCTGCTGTACAAGAAGTATTAATTATTTTCCAACTCTCAAATCACTTAATGTAGTAACTGCTTTTATAGGTAGTTTATCATTAATTCCTATAAATAAAGTAATTTTTCCATTAGTATCAATATCAATACCACTTACATACTCTACACCCCAGTGACAAATCCAAAATGGAGTAGAAATAAATGTAATAATACCTAAATCAATATCAAACTCCATCCAATGATGCATATAAGCAAGTCTATTCATCAATTTCTTATTATCATTAAAAATAATATCGTGGACTACACAACCATATATAGAACCGTGTAAATGGATTGGTGAAGTAGAACCTCTGTATTTTTCATTTGAAATACCAGAAGCAGGGACAAGTTCTTTAAATATTTCAATATACCATTCTTTTGTATCTTCTTTTTCTTTAAGTTCATATATTTTTGATAAAAAAGTATCCAGTAAATACATTTTATTTTCATATACAAATGGTATTACATTTTTTACAGGACGAGAACCAATATCAACCATTTGTAATTTTTCAACAGCTGTAATTTCTTTATTAAAATATCCAACTACTAATTCATTATTCATATTATCAGATATATGAGTGCTTGTTCCTCCAAACCATAATCTATCATTATATGTGCATAATCTTAAGTCTTCAATTCCTTTAAAAAAATTAACAGTCTTTGGCATTAAATGGTATGGAGTATCTATATGTGTAATTTTCCCAGTTGTCTCATTATGAATTAACATACCATTTGTTTCACCACCGTGTCCTCTTTTTGTTTCACGTATATAAGTATATTTTCCAGATTTACTTGGATTATAAAGACTTGTATTTTGAGGTATATTTTGTTGTTCTACCATAACACCTGAAGAACACGGTAATTTACGAATATATAAAGGCATAATGATGATTATAGTAGTGTATAATTTTATATTATTTTATTTTATATGATAATGTTTAAATAAAGTATTCTAAAAATAAAAACCTAATATAAAATAGAATATATATTACTATGGAAGTAAATAATCATCCATCACAATATCAAACACCAATAAATAATAATTATCAATATCAATCACAAGTAAAGAATGATAACGATTTAATAATTAAGAATAAGAATAGAACATTCGGTCAAGTTATAAATTTAGCTTTTTGGTTATCACTATTATTTGTAGCATTATCAAATAGTTATACATTTATGGATAATGTATATTACACATTTAAAGGTAGTAAGTTCCAATTTATAAAAGAAGAAACATTCCAACCCACAGCAAAAGGTATTATAGTATCAGCTATGTTATTCTTTGTATTAACAATATGGTTTTTAGAAAGAAAGTAAAAATGTAAAGTTTTATATATTATATATTGTTAAAAATATTTAAAAATAATTTTTATTTAAAACTTGAATAGAGTTTTAACCTTTTCGATTAAACTTTTTTCTTTATTCTTTTTTGATTTGGACTTTGATTTTGGTTTGGATTTTGATTTATTTTTACTACCACCCGTGGACATTCCGTCTCCCTCTTCTATTTGATTTCTTTGTTTTTTATTATATAGTATTTGATCATCTATTTCTTCTTCTGATTCTTCTTCTAATGCTTCTTTTTCTCTAATTAGAGAGGTTAATTCTTTATTAATTAAATTTAGTTTTCTTCTTA